CCGGAGCGGTTCAGTATCCAAGCGTTAGAGCGAATCCGATCCGTTACGAGCGGCTTCGAAGCGTTGTACCAGTGCAACCCTACGCCAAAGGAAGGAACGCTTTTCCACGTCACCAAAATCGGCTTGGTTGACCACGCGCCGGCGGGACTTAAAGCGGCTCGGGGCTGGGACCTCGGGGCCACGGAAGGCGGCGGAGACTATACCGCAAGCGTCAAAGTCGAAGGCCCGGACGCAGATGGCATCTTCTACGAGACGCCAATGCGGTTCCAACACGAACCGGCGGAAAGGAATCGACGCATCCGGCAGACGGCGGAGTTCGACGGACCTACCGTTCGGATTCGCATTCCGCAAGATCCCGGTGCGGCTGGAAAAGAGTCGGCTCTAAATCTGGTTCGGCTTCTTGCTGGGTTCCCGGTGAAGGCGTTGCCGGTGACCGGCGACAAGGTTTTGCGCTCGGAGCCTCACGCGTCGCAGGTGAACTCGGGGAATGTTCGGATTGTGACTGGCGGGACGGAAGAGGGCCGAAAGGCGGCCAAAGACTACATCGAATCCATGAGACAGTTTCCGCTTGGCAAGCATGACGACTTTGAAGACGCGGCGGCAGATGCTTATGCGGAGATTACCAACAAATCAGCGTTTTCTATGAATCCAGACGATTGGCGAAAGGTGATGCAATAAACCTACTTAAAACGGCTATAAAGTGGCTACAAGGCTTCAAGCCTCAGAGCCCGAATCGTGGGCCGTCCATGTACCGGGCAACGCCGTGGTTTCGTGGCACCCGCGTCAACTATGCAGAGGAGGTCGGTGACCCGTGGACAAACTCCATTGTCGCGACATGCATCCAGCGAAAGGCGGTCATGCTCCGCGGACTTACGCTCACGGTGCAAAAGTGGAACACGGCAAAGGCAAAATGGGAAGTAACGCAAGGCCCGCAGGTATCGCAAGCGCTCGCAATTTTCAGGCGTCCGAATCCGTACTACAACGGCAACGCGCTACTGAGTGCTTTGGCGCTTTCATGGGATAGCCGCGGCCACGCGTTCTTTTACAAGCGAAGGGACAACGCCGGGCGGTTGATCGGCTTTTGGTACATGCCTCACAACTGGGTCCAAGTGCTTAGCGACCGAGACAACGCCGACGGGCTAAAACTCATCACGCATTACCGCTACACCCCGTACGGTCTGGGCCCAATGGATCTTCCATACGAGGATGTGCTGATGACTCGAAACGGAATTGACCCGCTCGACACGCGTTGCGGATTGTCGCCACTTTACGGCCAACTTCGAGAAATTAGCGCGGACAATCAGGCCGCCGGTTGGCTTGACGCTCTTCTCAGGAACGGTGCGGCCGGTTCGCAGATCATGACTCCCGAGCATCCGCCCGCCGGTGGAGACGCGCCGACCCCTGAACAGCTTCGAGCCATGCGGGACCTAGTGAATGAGACGGTAGCTGATGCACGTGGGCAAGCCGTTATCGTGCCGTTCCCCATGAAGGTAAACGCAATCACGTTCAGCCCCAAAGACGTAGAAATAGGCGCAATCCGCGCCATACCGACAGACCGAATCTGTTCGGCGTTAGGCGGCGATCCGATGGCTTTCGGCCTGCCGTCAGACTCCAAGACTTACAACAACATCGAGGAAGCGATGGACGCGCTTGGCAACATGACGATCTTGCCGATGGCTGACGATATCGCAGAGCAGTGGTCCCAACACATTCTTCCTGAGTTCGGGATGGACCCCGAAACGTTCCGCTACTACTGGGACCGCTCTGACGTTTCTTGGCTTGCTGACGAAACCCAGGCCCGCGACGAAAACAACCGGGCGAACTTCGAATCGGGCATCATTGACCGATACCGCGCAAAAGAAGTCATGGGCGAAACGCCGGACAAGGAAGACAAGGGTGTTACCTACTTCGACCTTCAAGCGCGCGCAAACGGCTTGAATTCGCCGGCAGACGCGGCCAAAAAGCAAACCCTTTCTGACTGGGCTATTCGCATGGGCGAAGCCAACAAACAGCGGCTAGAAAACGCCGGACGGAAGCCGGGCGTGATGGTCCACAAAATGACGCGGGACAAGCTCGCGCAAGCGACGCACAACCGAAACATCAACAAGATGGACCGCGCGATGATGCAGTCTTTCGAGTCTTACAAAAACGGGTCTATCAATCTCGAAACGCTGAAGGAAGAACTTTCTCAGGCCATTTACGATGGTCATAAGGCGCAGTACACGCTTGGACTTCAAACAGGTGGGGCAACGCCTACGAAAGAGCAGGTGGGCAATTTCACGCGGACCGTGACGGACGTAGAGCAGGAATTCTTGCTTGGCTTCCTTCAAGATGTGGCCGATGGCCGGTACGACGGCGAGGGCGGGATTGACCTAGACGGCGCTCTTCGGCAACGCGTGGGACTCTACGCTCTCAAGTCTTCTTCGAGCGCGTCAGCGGGCTTTGTGGCGGCAGGAACGGACACAGAGGAATATGAATGGCGGCTAGGCGTCGCCGAACATTGCCCGGATTGCGAGTACATCGCAACGCTTTCGCCGTTTGACGCATCGACGGCGTTTACTCACCCGCGAGAGGGAGATACGGTTTGCCTTGGAAATTGTAAATGTCAATGGGTCCGAGTGTCGGACGGTTTAGCCCCGTTTGGGCCGGTTGAATAATCATGGAAAAGCAAACAGCAATATTCCACGCTCTCGGGGCAATCAAGGAGAACCAGATCGAGGTCACCGCTTCGACTACGGGGACCATGCTTCGGATTGGTTGCGTTTTTGCGCCTGGCGCGTTCGGAAAGGCTGCGCTTTCCGGGTTTGTAAACGACGGGGCAATCCTTGTCGGCCATGACTGGGATGACCTCCCGATCGGTATGCCGGTATCGGCAAAGATCGAAAACAACGAGCTGGTTTCCATCGCTCAATTTCACACGACCGAAGACGGACAAGACGCGCGAACGATTGCAAAAGAGCGAATGGACGCGGGCAAGACGGTCAGCGTGTCTATCGGATTCATGCCGGACTATTCGACGCTTGCTTACTTCAACTCGGGCGCGGACATGCTCAAAGCACTTGAGGAAGCCGGGGAAGACCTTACGCAGTACGACGTCAAGGCGATCAAGGCGTGGAAGTATTCCTGCTCGCTGATCCGAACGGTGGCCGAACTGTACGAATGGTCCATCGTCCTAGTCGGTGCAAACCAGCGCGCCAAAGCGCGGCGCGTACAAAGCTTTAACGGAGATCCGGCGCATGGACTGGATCTCGAAACGCACTTGGAATTCTCGCTTGCTGGGATTCAGAGGGCATTCGACGTGGCCAAACTCCGCGAACAAAACGGAAGGCGGCTTTCCAAGGACCGAGAGGCGGTTATCCGGCAAATCCACGACGTTGCGGCGTCGCTGCTTGCCGTGCCGGAAGAGCCAAAGGCAGAGGAAAAGGACGAGCCGGTCACGAACGCGAAGACCAACGAACTCGCGGCGCGTGCCTTGTTTCACCGGGCGAACGTCGCCCTAATGAAAGACAAATGCTAAAAGAACTGCAAGCACAATACATTGCGCTTTCCGCACAGGTGGAAGGCGTAATGAAAAATTCCAACGGTAAGCCGGGTGAGATGCCCGCAGACGACCAAAACAAGTTCGAGGCCATGCTCAACGATCTCGACGGCATCAAGGCCAAGATCGAACTCGCTGAGCGGGCAGAAGCCCACAACGCATGGGCAAAGCAAGCGGCGGATAAACTTCCGATTGCCCCAGTCCTTCAGGACACGAAAATCGAAACGCCGGAAGCGAAGCACGCGTTCGCCAAGTTCATCACCGGAAACACGCTTACGCAGGCAGAGGAAAAGGCGCTTAAGCACACTCTGACGGTCGGTAGCGACGCACGAGGCGGATACCTTGCTCCTACGCAAATGGCGCAGGATCTTATCGTCCTCCTTCGCAACATGACCTACATCCGATCATGGGCCCGAAGCTATCAGCTTAGCGGCGCGGCGGCTATCGAGGTGCCGGTCCTATCGGCTGACGTTGCGGACTTCGCAGAAACGTCCGAAGCGGCATCGAGCAACACGGATGACACGCAGCTCATCTTCGGAATTCGCGTCCTCACGCCGCGGCTTCGAGAAATCACCGTCCCGATTGGTCGGTTGATGGAGAAGTCGAGCGCGTTCGACATCTATTCCGTTGTGATGGAGTCGGCCGCCTACTCCAAGATGACCAAAGAAGAGAAGGAGTTCCTTCTCGGAAACGGTTCCAACCAGGCGATGGGCGTCCTTGTCGAGTCCGCAAGCGGATTCAGCACCAGCCGAACCCAAACGACCGCAACCGCGAACGTCATCGGCTTCGATGACTTCGTAAACTGCCTTTCCGGGCTTCGCTCGCAGTTCCGACAGAATGCAAAGTGGATCATCCACCGCAACCTTGAGGGCCGCGTTCGAAAGCTTAAGGACAGCGCAAACAACTACGTTTGGTCCCCGGCTGGATCGGGAATCTACAACTCCCAGAACCTCACGGTTGGTCTCCCGGCGACGATTCTCGGGTTCCCGTACTTCACTTCGGAGAACATGACGGACCCCGGCATCACCGGCAACATCACGACCGGAACGATGGTCGCGATCCTTTCGGATTTCGCCCAGTCCTACGCCATCGCCGACTCGATTGACATGGAAGTTGTCAATCTTGACCAGAAGTATTACCCGCGAAAGGCCCTCGGCTTCCTTGCGGCGTACGACGCTCAGGTCATCAACGAAAACGCCGCCATGCGGATCAAGGTGAGCTAATGCAAAACCTCCTAAGAAACACTCTCGCCGTTCACGTCCCGCCAAGCGCAGCGGCGACTACGACGTACACCCTCGCCGCAGGCACGACCAACGTTAACTCGCTTGGCGTTGATACCCAGGGATACAAAGGAGCTACGTTCCTTGTTCTCTTTGGTGCAAACGTTGACACCGCAGTTTGCGTCATCAAGGTTCAAGGCTCAGCGGATAACTCCACCGGTTGGACCGATATCACCGGGGCAACCCAGACCAATACCGACGCATCGGCGGCATCTGCCGACAAGATGCTTGCTATCCAGGTCGAAAGCCCGCAGTACCGGTACCTCCGAATCGTCATCACGCGAACGGTCGCAAACACGGCCATCAACGGCGTCATCTGCCTTCTTGACGATAACGTCAAGGGCGCGGTGACTCAGCTTGCGACGGCTGGCCAGTTCGTGGCTGAGCCGACGTACGTTTCGACCCTCTAAGCCCTCACCGGCTGACGACCTCAAGGCCCGGCAAAGCCCGGGCCTTCCTCATTTATGGCGGCTCCAACCACTACCGATTTTACAAACTTCTTAGCCGTCATCGGCGTTACGGCGTCTGGATCGGCAGTCCTGGCGACCATCCTGGCGGACGCGACGCAAGAATTTGAGGAGCGAACGGGACGCCAAAAGTACGAAGGCGATTCCGCAACCACGGCGGTCCGCTATACCCTCCCTTGGCCGCAAGGAAAAAGCGTTCTCCTCACCATTGCGGATTGTTGGACCATCACGGAAGTCCGCGTAGACTACTCGGGCGCGGGAACGGGCACGGCTCTTACCGAATGGGACGACTACGTTTTACGCCCTACCGGGTACGCGCAAAAATCGCGACCGGTCGAGGCAATCCAATTTCAAAATCTTCCGTCAACGAAAGCGGGCTCGATTTTGATTACCGGGAAGCTAGGCTATGCATCAAGCATGCCGTCTGCCGTCTTTGAGGCAATCCTTTGCCGGGCGTCCGCGATGCTCATCGAGCGACAGGCAGGCGAATCCGGCACCATCACCGAAGAAAAGAACGCGGACCGAAGCGTCAAGTATTCCAGCGCGGAAGAGTCAACCCGAAACCGATTGATTGCGACGTTTAACAGCGCGGTAAGCCGGTATACAAAGGTGGCCTATTAATGGCCTGGCGATACCCACACACGGTCAGCGTCGCACCACAGACGGCGGCAATCGACAATACGACAAAGCTCACCGCGAACCCGGTCATCGGATCTTCTCAGGACGTGGCCGGAGACCTACAAAAACTTACGCCAGGCCGCGCGTTCGAGGACTTCGGGGTTCAGCTTAATAACCCAGCTCGCTTGTATGTTGCGGCATCGGACCTATCCAAGTTTCCGCAAGGGGCGCGGGTGACCTTTGAAAGCATCCTATTTTCCGTTGAACACTCCATGAAGCGAAGCGTCGGAAAGGCCGCGCTTGACTACGCCGTGGTCATTCTCGAAAGGATTGATAACTAGTGGGAAGACCTCTAACCGAATCGGTATTGGTGGACGTCGCGGCGGCGGTGAAAACCGCGTGGTCGCCGGCACAAATCGAGATTGACCGGGCACAAATTGCGGCGGATAACTTCCCGTATGCCAACGTGAAGCTATCAAGCCTCACGCGGCTTTCAGGCTCGCCAACCGAGCAAACGTACCTTTACGACATTCAGATTACGGGGCGTTTTGCTTATCCTACTTCTTCGACCTCCTACATCGGGACCGAGAAAATCGACCGGGCAAACGACTTAATCGACGCGCTCATATCCAGCACCACACTCAAACCGCCGTCCTACGGAACGCTGCAGGACATCCCGAGTGTGGAGTTTGATGAACTCGACGGCACCAGCGACCGCGCTTTCGAAATCCGGGTCAATTATCAAATCGCCATCACCGGCACCATGAGGCCCTAGCGTGGCAAGACACACGAACATCGCATCGTTCGGGCTCGCGATGGAAAAGCGATTCAAGCAGGTAGGCATCACCGCGGAAACGGTCCATGCCGAACTTTACACTGGCGGAAAGTCGGACCATTTCGAGTTTACGGACGGAAAGATAACGACCAAGGACTTGAAGGCCGCCGGTCATCCTTTTGCACGGCAAGGGCAAGCACAGCGCGGAAACCAGACCAAGAAGCAACTCGGCGGCAAGCGCGGGTTCCGGGTGAACCTGCTTCCGATCAATGAGCAGACGGGCAATCTCCGGCGGTCCTACTTTGAAACCAAGCCGACAGGGAAAGACAAAGTGGTTCGCATGGGCTTCCGAATCCGCTACGCAAAGTTCGTTTTAAGCCCGACCGGGACCCGGAAGATGGTCGCTCGCGGCTTTTACTCCAGCGGAGGGAAGGCCGGAATCATCCGCAAGCGGCATAAGCTCCGGCTCGCGGTCGCAAAGAAACTTTATCGACAGCTAATCAAGAAGGCATAACAATGGCAACTCGCTACTCAGGAACAGACATCGGCATATTCACCGTTGGCGGGGTCGCTCTCGTCTCGCCCGGAACTAACTTCACGTTCGCTTTGACGAACGAAAAAGCCGACGCGGGACTCATTGCTCGCCTTGGGAAAAACTCCCAAGGCGTCAAGACCGGCGGCAAGCTGTCAGTTGACCTGGCTTCCATCGTAAGTGGTTCACAGCGCGTTGCTCAAATCAACGTCAGCGCTTTCACAATCGGCGGCACTAGCTACCTGAGCCTTCTCAAAAGTTTTTCGCTCACCGGCTCGTTTGACCATGTGATGCAATCGGGCATCGGGGAGAAGTACAGCAAACCGCAGGTGGTCGCAAAGGACTACCAAATTGGAATCGAGCTCGACCTCAGCACCGGAACCGCAAAGACTCTATTGGACTTCCTTGGCGGGACCGACTTTTCTGGCAACCCGAAAGCCATCAGCATCACCGTTAACTCGGTGGTCATCACGATCCCGATGAACCTTAACGAGGGAACGCTCGGATCGCAACGGTACGCGCTTCAATCGCTAAATCTTTCGCTTGATGGCGCAGACCCAGGCACGGGCAACTATCCAACGGCTCCGACCGGCACCAGCACCATTCTCGAAAAGGCGCTAAACGCGGTCACAACTGAAATGGCTTTCACTTTTCAGAATGCTTTGGCTGCTGACACAAACGGCGTCAAGGCTACCGGCAACTGCGTCTTTGATTCTTTCTCCTTCCGAGTCCAAGACAACGCGCTCGTGGAAGAAACCTACAGCTTCGTCACTTACGGCACCGTCACCCTGGCGGCATCGAGCTAACACATGGAACGACACGACATTGCACCAGACTGGAATAATCCCGCCAATAATGGCGGGTTCGGCGGAAACCCAGATGTTTCACGTGAAACAATTCAGGAACCGCAAGAGGAAGCAAAGGAGGAGGTAGCGAATGAGCCAAAACTTAAGCGTTGAATCCCTCATTGCCGAGTTTTCGGCTCCCGAAACGTTTGATGTCACCCTTCCAAACGAAGCGGTGCTGACGTTCCGCGGCTTTGGCTCCTACGCAGAGAAAAAGGCTTTTGAGAAGGACAAAGCCGACTTCGTGAAGCAGGTCATGGACGCGAAGAATGGAGCAATCAAGGCCGCAGACGATGATTTGATCCCTTCACCGTTCCGGCCATACTCCAAGCTCATCACGCCGGAAAACCTTGAAGCGGCGTTTACGATCCATCGACTTTGCGTGTCGCCCGGATTCAGCCCGGCAGACGCGTTGAACCTTACGCACGCGGCTCATCTCATTGCCTACGTGCTCGACCAGATTAGCTGGAATAGCTCGAACTTTCTTGTTAACCTCAAGAACAACCTGTACAGCGAAGCAAAAAAAGACTAAAGGCGAACCCGCTGCTCGCCTTAGAAATCGAGGTTAGCGGGCGGGTGTTTGGTTGTCACCCGGAAGATCTGGACCCGCGACAGGAACGCCAACTCGTGGACATGGTAGCAGCGGAAATTCTCGCGATTGAAAGCGGACGACGGAGCATTCTTTAATGGCAGACGAGACCCTAGTAACAGAATTTCGGCTAGTAGACCACTACTCGGCCGGTGTTCAAAAAATGAGCGGATCGACGCAGAGCTTCCTCGCGTCCGCAAAGGGCATCGGCCCGGCGCTTAGCATCATCGGTTCCGTTGGGGCAATCGCGGCGGCCGGCGTTGCAACCGGCGCGGCCGCACTTCTATCCTTTGCCAATTCAGCATCCGAAGCGGCGGCGTCGTTCGACACGATGAAGCGCACGTTTGCGGGTGCGCTCGGTGGCATTCAGCAGGGGGCGCAGGCAATGGCGTACCTTGAAAACTACGCGACTAAATCCGCGTTCGGGCTTGAGGACCTCGCGCGCGCATCGGCTCAGCTTGCGGCATCCGGTCTTGACGTTGGGCGATTCCTCCCGATCATCGAGCGGTTCGCTTTGGTGGCTTCCGGCGTTGACCCGCAGGGCCTTATCCAAGTGGCCGGGGCTCTCGCCAGGGTCAAAGGCGGCTCATTCGGCGAGGCGATGGAAGTTTTCCGCAAGGCGGGCGTAGGGGCCAACGACCTGCAGGCGCAGGGTATCAAAGTCAGCAAAGCCGGTGAGATTCAGGCGCAAGCCGGGCAAGTCTTTGACGCCATTCAGAAAATCAGCGAAGGGCGGCTAAAGACCATCGCCGACTCCATCAGCGGCGGCGCGGAGAACATCCGGGCAAACGTGGGCGACGTTGCGGGCCAGGCGTTTCGGCAGATAGGCGACGAAGTAAACAAAACGCTTTTGCCGTTTCTTCAGTCGTTCACGGGCGAGCTAAAGATATTGGTTGATAGCGGGGCGGTTAGTGTCATCACTCGCGAATTCTTAGGGCTTGCACCGACCGGCGTGGAGCTCGGAAGCGTCTTTGAGGAATTGGCAGTAGCGGCGGCGGGGCTCCCCCATAAACTACAAAAGCTAGGCGAAGGGTTCGGCGCGGTGGGCGATGCGATAGGGTGGCTTATCTCTCATTCGCCTCTCGGGCTCGTCCTTGACGCTGGATTTAGGGGCGCGACCGGAAAGTCTTTCGCTGAAAACTTCAAGTCAACATACGACGACCCAAACGTAAGCGAAGATATCCGCGAGCGCATCAGGAAGGCGCGGAAGGCGGCCGAGATGGGAATGGGCGGCGGGCCAGACTTCCCGAAGCTTCCGCCGGACAGCAATCCGCCGCCAACAGTAGACTCGGTAGCCCGCAACACCGCGAAGCTCGTAGACCTCGCTCAAAAGTCTTTCGACATTCAGCGCCAGATACTTGGCGGCGGAGCGCGGGCCGAAGAAGCGGCGTCCGCTGTTCGGATCGGCAACGCGCTCGGGCTCAACAATTCAATGGGCGGGAAGCCGGAACGGTTGCTTCTTCAATTCGCCGCCGAACTTCGGGCGGAGATTCTTGGAAATCAGATTGGCATGTCCCGAAACTCAGGGATGCCCAACCGAGTCGCGCGACGCTAGCGATATTCAAAAAGCGGCGTCGGAATGTATCTGTACATTTTCGTGGTCCGTCCACCACGGTAGACCGCGCGGAATTGCCATTCTTGAGTGTCGCGAAAGATCCCGACGGCTTCATCGGTAGCGTAGCCAACATGATTCCCGAAAGCGTCCACCACCTCAAAGGTGATGCTGATCGACGAAAAAACTTTGCCGGTTTGGTTTGTCAAAACTCCCGAAACAAAAAATTCATTGTCGATAGATTGAGCACTAGATACAACGGTAGACGCTTGGAGTTGCTTTAGGTACGGGTCAATCTTTGGGAAAGAAGGAGAGGTTTCATTTGTTGCCGATTCAGTCAAAAGCGGCGCGATTACCTTATGGGAACGCTGTGAATCTTTATCTTTACCAACGATCATCCCGAGGCTGTAAAGGCCAAAGGGAAGTCCGCAGCACAGGAAAACAAACCCAAAAAAGATTCCAACCGCTACGCCAAACCCGATTTTAAACCCGCCTTCCATCCAGCCGCAATTCTAACAC